CAGTAACAGTATCAGTAACAGTATCAGTAACAGTATCAGTAACAGTATCGGCTTTTTTGGCTTTAGTTGGCTTTCCCAGAAAACCCAACCCTTTTTTTGGCTTTAGCTGGGTATTTCTTGGGCGACCCCCTTTTTTTCCGTTCTGAGACTGTCTTCTTACGAACTCATCATACTTGGCTAGGTCTCTTTTCAATTGTAACTTTATAGGTTTAAATAAAACTTTTAGTATTAATTCTTCCGGCTCTGGACTTCTCCCGTTTACATACTCAAGTATAGTTCTGAATAATTTTCCGAGAGTTTCATCTGGTACGTCTTCGATGATGTGAATTAAATCTTTATAGAGCATGAAGTTTTTCTTCATTTCGCCCGCTTGATCTAGTTGTGTTTTTTTAGACATCGTATTTGTCAGGGTTAAGTCTGTAGTTAGTAAATTTTGGCTTTATAGGGTCTTTTCGGGTTTCGATATCTCCACGATTCACCATTTCGGCGAGCCTAGAATTGGCTTTGTATCCGATAAATAATTCACCTGTCAGATTGCAGAAATCAGAGACTCTAAGCCAAGCGTTGCCGCGCTCAAGAAGTGCGCGTTCAATTTTCTGATAAGATGTAAGCCGTTTTTTTGTAGTAGTTGTCATAGTATTAATTTAGTTAGTGTTAATTTTCAAGTATTTTTTAAATGTAGAAGCCTTGAAACCTCTGCATGTTTGGATATTCCGGCGAGTTTATAAGTCCGTCACCTTGCCCTCCTAAACTCTCTGCTCCTTCATCGTCAAGCACGACTATAGAGTCAATCGCCTTTGGAACTTTGAAACAGATAAGGACTGGGAAGTTCACTTTGGCATCTCCGTTTATTATCTTTGTAGAGGCTCTTTGTGTAGCCGCTATCACTCTGAATCCGCATGATCTACCCTTTTGTAGTATTAGCTGTAGATTTTGCTCTAGAGTCGATTTCTTGCCAAACTTGGCACGAGACTGAGACACTGCATCTGCAAACTCATCAAAGACAATCAGAGTCATTTTGTCGCGCTCTTTGTTTTTCACTCGACGATTCATTTCGTCTACCAGTTCTGACATTCTAACCTCGGTTTCTACGACATCATTTATGATTTCGCACCCACCCAAATCTTCAAATTCTGGATCATATTTAGGATCTAAAACTATGATTTCATCAACCCCTGCTAACGGCGCAAATGCAATAGTAGATTTAAGCCAAACCGATTTTCCAGACCCGGTAGCCCCGCAAACCAATGCGTGTGGTGTTGAGGGGTTTGCTAAATCCCAGAATATAGTCTCTCGAAAATTATTTACTCCTACCGGAATCTTTGCATCTACTTGGTATGATTTATCGAAGACTAAATCTTCCGTTCTTTTTTTGGAAGACTCGACAACGAAGTAAGATTTTTCATCGTAGACAAATAAATCTCGATCCATTCTCACACTCGGAACACCTATAGCATTCGCAATGTCTAGCCGATGACCGTAGACATTAGAGAGTTTAGTTCCCGCTCCTACATCTAGAAGATATGTATCACTAGAGTAGCCCTCGAAGGTGTGAGCGACTTGTGCCGGTATGCCGAAAGACTTAAGTCTATGGCTGATTTTTTCTTGATTTGACATGTTTTTATTGGATAAGTCGTAAGTAATAAATTGTGAGGCGTTAGCCTTGAAGTTCTTGATTATTTTGGGGTTAATATTTTTCAGTGAAGCATCCCGTATTTTATTTAAACGTCGCTGCATCATGTCGCGCTTTTCACTTGGAATGAAGGCAAATTCATCGACCTCGGCTATCATTGTTTTAGCCCAGAACTCTTCCATTTCTGCCTTGTCCACAAATGAATCATGATCATTCATCAGGTAAACATAATCGGGATTACTGATGGCTGATAACATTCGCTTTACTGGCTCGTAAAGCTGGGCTTCATAAAGCCGTCTAGAGTCTTCATCCATAACTAGTTTATGAAGCTTTAGCTGCTCTGATCCGTCGCGGTTTTTTGATAGCTTGTTTTCAACAAACCAGCATTCGTCAACCTTTAGACCTGTAGCGGTTTCAGTTCCGATGGCATAAGTGATAGCTTGTTTTCCAGAACTAAGCATGATGTCTTTTTCATCAGTGAAAGATCGCTTAGTCTTGTGATCTATAACTACAATTTTCCCATCCTTGGTTCTGACTATTAAATCTGACCTACCATGACACGGAAGTGGAATATCTACCCCGTTTAGCGTTATAAATTCTTCAAACTTCATTTCAACGTGAAGCACTTCTGTTATTGAACCTAGGTATAGATCTATTTCTTTGAAGAAGTTGTGCAGCGCCTGAATTGCCATCTTGTTTGCCTTTTCCATGCACTCAGCGATCGTGGGCGCGGTTTTCATTAGCTTCCATCTATCAGGCGAAACCATTTCGATATACTCAAACATGACCCGCTCTAGATCCACTACGTCGTACTGAGTACCTTTTACTTTATCGAAATACTTTTGGACTTTTTCTCGCTCTTCAATTGTCTCAAGCGCCTCTATGACCCTGTGGTCTATGGGCGTTCGTTCGCCAGTCATCATGAATGTAAAGTATTTGTCTAGCGCCAGATGATATGCGTTACCTGCTACAGAGGAATAACTACGCTTGCTTCGCTCTCGATACAGATATTCTTTTTCAAAGCACTTCTCGTTTCGACTGAAGGATTGTGCGCCAGAATAGCTCCAAGAATCTAGGGCGAAGCTAGAGAATAAGTTTTCTAATTCGTCGTGTGACATCTGTCTAAACTGGTGCGGTTGTTTCTGGATTTGGTTTGTGGTGTTATTCATGGTAGTTCTGGGGATACTGAGTCATTGTTTTTTAGGGCGGCCTTTGCGTCATCTCCGCTCAAGTCTTCTGGCTTACCGTCCGGATACTGAAAGTCATCTGGATTGTCATTTATGACCGCTTGATCTGCTTGAACTGCCGTTTGCATTTCGATAGAAAGCGGAGCAAATCTAGCAAGAAGAAGTTTTAATACCGTCTTCTTTGCCATTGAGTCAAAGTCAGTATCCCAAAGGCTTTTTACTTTTGGATTCTTGAATGCCTGAGAATATTTTTTCCCGTGCGCTGTCACTTCTTCAAGGCTCATGTAGAGCGATTTCTCAAAGCCATTTAGAAGTGAGAAGTGGGCTATATAGCCGACGATTTCTCCCTCTGGTTTTAAGTTTAAGACTTCGGTTTCACCAGTTAGATAATTAATTTCTCCGAGCTGGTTCTCGTAAATCCCTACAGAATTTGTAGTTCTGAATTGGCCAGATCTTTGAGCGAGTTGCACAAATCCTTTCCATCCAATTTGAAGCTGTGCCTCTGTGGTTTTAATCCATTCGTTGCCAACTTTTTTATTGTTGTTGTATGGCACGATATAGGCAAATCCTAGATTTGGATTAATTGGCAATTGCATCGTAGCGGCCGTCAAAGCTGATCCGTAAATACTAAGCGGCGTTGCCTTACTTAAAAGATCATTACTCATAACAGCCTGAAGAACAGACGTGATAAATGACTGGGAATTCCTACCCATAACCTCATTAAACTTTTCCATAATGAGGGGGTTTTGCATGAAGACCTTCAAGGGCTCTTCTGCTAGTTTTTGTATGGTGACGGTCTCAGTCACGACGGGTGCGGCTTGATTGTCTTTTTCAGACATGATATGATTTGGTTAGTTGATTGGTACTCCCTTTGGTTAGGGTAAAGAGTCGTTTAATGGGCGGCTCTTTTTCTATTCGCCTATCAATTCGGACAGTATGTTTTCTGCCGAAATAATAGCCAGACTGTAATCCTTGGGAACTTGCCCTATCGCCTTCATTTTTCCGGTAGTCTGACACCGAAAACAGGCTTGTTTGTGAATTATCTTTTCAGATTCTTGCACGGCTTTCAGAGCTTTTTTTAATTTCTCTTTCATTTTTTTTGGGCTTTTGTTGCCGCCGAGTAACGAAATAATGAGGTTTTTCATAATTATAATTTGGTTAGGAATTATGGACGTTTTTTATTTAGCCAACGAATCAATAGGTACATAGAAATTGCCGTTGCTATTAAGACGAAAGGGATCGCCTCTGGGTGTAGAAATGCTAGCACGCATACTACCGGTATTGAGAAATTAATTTCACTCATCTGTTTTAGTATTGTTTTTAAGGTTCGGCGGCTCTTCATTCTTGAAAAGGTGTTGGTGAACTGTCATAAAATTAAAGAGCTTTAGAGCGTCTAATTTGTCGTTTGTTTTTTTGGGGGTTGGTGCATGTTTTCGATTTATTCTTTGGCGCTCTGCCATTTTGAAGATGATCCCTAACTGGATCTGAAACTCTTCTGTTTCGTAGTAAATACTTTCGAGTCCTGCTGAATTTTTAGTTGTCATTACTTGGGTAATTTATTGATTAATAGGGGAAACACCGAAACAAATGTTCGATGGGTTAAGCCAGAAATCATTCGTCTTGCTCTAAGGGTTCTCTCAAAGCTGTCTAAAATCTTTTTAAAACGGTTCTCTGTTATGTGTCCCCAAAGGTCTTCGTCAGAAGAGTTCCACCATGCGGGACGATTGACACCGTTTGTATCTCTGTAAGCCATCTTTTTAATTAATTGTTGAGCTAAATTTAGCAGTCACATTTCGTGAGTCAATCTTATTTGGTGTTATTCTTTCTTTTCTACTTGTTATTTTATTTTTAATATGGTATAATGAAATATAATGCAAAAACTAAAATACAAACCGCCGCCGTAAAGTGTTCGAAATCCCGCCAGCCCAACCACGCGAACCTATGTTCGAACACCTTTTAACCCTTTAAATATGCACAACGCAATCATCATCTACCCAGAAAGACTAAAAGAAGAAGCCTACATCTGGCTTGATCTAATCGGCAGAACTGTCGCTTGTCTCGGTTTCGGATACTACCTAATCACTAACTTCACATGAAAACAAAAAAATTAAAACACCTCGAACAATACGCCCAAGATATTTTTGAAGAATCGCTTTGCTGGTTCTTAGAAGTCCTGAGCCCACCCCAAACTATTAATAACCTATACTACTAATGTCAACTATCGCTTCACCAGCTACAACAAACGGATTTGATTTCAAGAAAGATGGATCGAATGCCGCCAGACTCGCTGCATTCATTTTGATGTCTCTTTCGATACTCTATCCCGATCAAGCAAAAGAAATGCTCGTGGCGGCATCTGTGTACAAGAATTACGCTATGCTAAAAATCGCCTTCGCTGGATTGTTTATTCTGGCAGGGAAGAAACTTTTTTTCTGGGTCTAGCGTCCACCACAAAGCCCCTCGAAACCAGACTTGTTGAGTTTGTCTATAGAGAGGGTCACTTCAGAAGATCCGATGTGATTTCCGAGTTCGGAATTACTCGTCGAGAGTATGATAAATTGGCACTAGGATTTGAAGAAATAGGGCTGCTTGTAAAAGATAAAGACCAGAAAAATTTGAGGGTCTTGAGTACCACTCCCCCACCGCTAAAATTCAAAAGCACTCGAATAACCAACAATGAGTCTATCAGTGCGCGCAACTGTCGGACAACTGTCCGACCAACTACTATCCAACTATAGACCAACTGAGCCTTCCTCCGCTGCGGGGGAGGGCTCGTTTTTTGTTACGGACGAAGACCGATAGCTATCCAGTCCACAAAGAACTGGCCATCGAAGTCGTCATCACGATTAAAGGTGAATCTCGTTGCAGTTTTCGAGGTGTAACGAAATGGGGTTGGCAAACCGTCACCGTCATCCCCAATACTGAAACCAGAAGCGGGAGCAAATGCTAAAGAGTAGCTATTATTTAAAAATGGTGCTGGAAGCGTAATTGGGAAGTCCGTATCAACGGCTACCAAAAAAGACCCCCATTGAATCCGCAAGCTTTCAATGTCTATATAGCCAGCCGACCCATTGTCTACAACCTCCGGTATGTCATCCTCAGAAACGTGGTCATTATTTTCAAGGTGACTAGAAAAGTTGGTAGAAATTTGATCTCGGACGTGTTCTTTAATTCTTAAGTCATCCCAAAGAGGCCCTTCATCTCGAACCATTTGAGAAATGACCGTGGCGTATACTCGACTGGCCTCGTAATACAAATTCCCACGACCCTCAGAAATGTTATCGGTTGTGATCGAGGCGGGATCAAATTCGGGTGGCACTTCTATGGTCGGAGTAGCCTCAAGCGCCTCAATTCGTTTAATAATGTCCGAATCATCGTACTTTTCGGGCAATACTGAGTCGGGTAAATCGTCCAAAGCGGCCCCTCCGGAGGCTAAAAGTTTCTGAAAACTTTCCTCTAAATCATCCATTCGGGGTTCTATTGCGTTGATTTTCACCTTCAAAACATTCAAATTTTTGAGCGAATAAGCTACTTTTTGGAACTCCTCGGCATCAATTTCCTCCGGTAATTCCTTTTCAATGAGCGATAAATCAATGGCCGTGAGTTTGTTTAGAGTTCCTTTGAATTGCTCAAGGTCTTTCACAAAATCGTCGAGTCGTGGGTCGGGTTCGTTTGGAGCTGGAGCGTCTTGGCTCTCAAAGTCTTGCCTCAAGCGATCTATCTCAGCTTTAAGTGGTGCGGTTTGATCCTCAACCTCATTAGCCGTCAAAATGGCCCCCGTTACGGCTTGAGCAAACTGAGCCGGGTCAAATAATTCCTCAGCCAGCTCCTCAGTTTCAACTTGTTCTTGTGGTCTTATTTTTTCTTGACCTTCGACAACTTCCGATTGGATAGCATCGGGGAAATCCCCGATGGGGATGTCGGTTTGAATAAACTCGTCAAACACTTCGGGGTCATCAATCACATCCTCGAACGCCTCAAGCGCGGCTTCGGGGCCTTTTATCTCAATGGCGGCTTCGGTGACAAATTCGACCTCGCTCGGGTTTTCAATTCCAAGCTGAATCTCCTCAGTTACTTCATCAATACGAGCATCGAGGCGGGACTCGGTTCGGTCGGGTGCTTCATCAACTAGAGGTACAACCGAGCGAACATCATCGACCATATCAACCGTCACTTGTCCAATAACTTTCCCGGTATCGGTAACGGCATCGGCCGCTTGTACAATAGCAACGGGAAGCTGGGCTTTCATTTCCGGGGGCATTTGGTCAACCACGGCCGACCCACCACCGGCAACGGCCAAACCAGCCACCATAATCATTTGCATGGGGCTTAATTCTTTGACAATCTTGAATACCTTAAATAGTGCAGACCCAACCGCTACAAACGCTTGGCTTACTATTGATATTCGTTGTACACCGTTCGCAATCGCATTGAAGCCTCGGGTCAGTATCGATAATAGTTTTTTCATCATTTTCTTGAGCTTTTGTAGCAATTTGGGAGGTATTTTTCATTGTAAAGTTCGTTGTTGGTGCATGGATATTTCGGCACAAACTCTCTATTTCTCTTATTCCTAGCGGCAATTACCGAAATGTCTTGAGCGCTCAAACGGCTATTTTTCCGTATTGAAAGACCTAAACGGCGCTTTCTTTGAGCATTTATGCGAGCTTTCCATGCTTTAAAACTATGTCGATCTTGTTCTCGACGGTAAACGGTTCTCGTGCGAGATGGCCTTCGGTAAATTGCCGGTCGAGGATTCCGCAAATTGTACTCCTCAATAGCCGAAAGATTTATTTTTGGCTCGGGCAATTCCTTTGCTCCTAGCGTCTCGGCTGGGATTAGCAAAAACGCCACGAACAAAAGAAAGAATCTCATTACACTTCGCCGTTATGAAACACGAAAGTCACCCATCCGAACCCACCAGATCCACCGTTTCCTTCGTCAGCACCAGAAACAGCGTCTTTTTGTGTTCTAGCACCACCTCCACCTCCTCCACCACCGAAGGAAGTAGAACCACCACCTCCAGCGTCACCAGAGTCATTAGCTTGGTCAGAAGCTCCACCTCCACCACCTTGACCACCAAAGTAGGGCGTAAGGTATCTATTTTTAGGAGTCGCAGTAGGTATAAAGATTTGTCCAGAACCTCCAGCGGCGGCCTCAGAAGCACCCCGATTATTGGCGTTTAGAGAAATTCCGTTGGGTAGGTTTACATCACCAGCGTGACCACCTTCTTCCCATTCTTGGGGATTAGCACCTACACCATCGTCATCATCAGAAGCTCCACCTCCACCACCACCAGTTGCGTAGTTGGTAGAAGTGTTCGCAGAACCCGCTCCAACCCCTGAATTTACGTTTGCGCGGTTTCCGTTCAGGCTAGAACTAAGACTTACGACACCGATACCACCCGTTGCACCATCCAAGCCGGCGACAAAAGTCCATCCCTCGGTTACAGCGGTAGCATTTGAACCTACAATATCAGTACCACCAAGTCCACCAGCTCCACCAGCCAGAGTAGCAACCACGGCCGCTACATCATTATCAAGTGTTCCAATAAGACCTCTTTTTCCTGAATCAGCAGTAGCAACCACACTTAACCCTCCTATTGGGTTTAAGGTGGAGGCCGTCCCGCTATCTCCGTTGTCACCAGTTGCAACGGTTCTTGAGCCTCCAGCTCCACGATTTCCGACAATCCCTGTAAATGATTGCCCAAAAAGAGCGGATACTTCAAAGTTTTTGATAAACCCGAAAGCTCCCGCGCCTCCACCACCACCTCCAGCACCGAAGTCAACATTACCAGAACCAGCCCCATCAGCATCACGACCAGTTGCTCCACCACCTCCACCTCCGTGAATGATAATATCAGCAAATTTGTAGCCCGTTGGAATAGGTACATCGTAAGTCCTAATCGCACCCGTTGTACGGGTAGTGGGATCTAAACCTTCATCCACATAGACACTATTGTAGGCAATAGCTACCAAGTATGGATCATTGATAGTCTTTCGGTTATACTCCGATCTAAAAATTCCTGCTTTCATGTTCTATGCTTTGTAACCGACTACTTGGAAAGAAACTCGGTGGTCAATATCAACGCCGTCATCTCTTTCAAAGATAACTTTGTCATCACCACTTTTTCTAATACCCATAACAGCCGTGTAATCTTCTCCCTGCTCTCTCTGTGCTGAAACATTTACGATCGTCCCCATAAATCCAGCGGGGAAGTCAAATTCAACGTCTCCGTCTTCATGGTAGTAAGAAAATCGACCGTGGAACGTAACTTTTGTTAGTCCGCTAGGCATAGTGATTTCTTCAACTATTGCATCCTCTGTAATGTTCACATTTCCTGCCGAATTACCAATGCCGGTATTCGTAAGATCAACATACCCGACAACTGTTGCGGCTGGAACTGTGTAAATATTGATTGGATTGGACATTGCCTCGAGTCTTCCGTTTGCCGTATTCCAAACGGCTAGATCTCCGTCAGCCCAACCTCCAATAGGTTGTGTTGGCATATCTCCTGCTGGAATAGCTGTACCGTCTACATATTTTTCAATAACAATATTTATGTTTTTAAGAGTTGATCCATTTGTATTAAAAGTCCCAAACTCTAGCACATCTCCTGCCGCAAGGGTCATTATTTTTTTAAGGGTAGCAGTCTCATCAGTTGCCGCCGAACTCGGCCCTGCCCAAAATCTAGTACCATTATTGTAAGCCGCTAAGAAGCCATCTCCGCTATTCACTGATCCTGAATATGAAACTTTGTATTTACCTGATTCAGGTATTGTAAATGTCCGATCCGTTATATTGGCTAACCCAAACGGATCATCTAATTCGTAGTCTGTGTCAGTCATTACTACTGTTTCATAACCAGATCCTACCGTGGTTGTAGTCACAGTAACCGAATTGTTTGGTGAACTTCCGTTTGAAGTGTATTGAGAATACAAGCTTGGTGAAATATAAGGCGCACCCGTACCAACAACGGCGATTTCATTTGCCGCAGTACAAACCCAACTAATAGCCGAGTGTCTTGATATTTCTGTTGATGGATCACCAAGATAATTATCGCCAGCGTCTTTAACTAAGACCAGTCCGAAATTCGTACCATTGTAAAACTCACCACCATCTCCTATTGCTGGATTGGTTGGTAGAGTAACCGTGTCTTGTCCTATTACCCCACTCGTACCATCTATTCTAATTCGTTTACCGTTTTCAAGATTTACGTTGTTTGAAGCTGCGGTAGCTAATTCGTTTTCTAAACTAGACCCCGTTTCTCCCGGCTTAATCGCGTATAAATCAATGTCCGCAAGGTAAGCTGTACCAAGAACGGTATCATCAATAGTCGTCATATCTAACGTATCAACAAACCCCGGCATAATCCCAAACCGGTTCATACCGGTGTATTTAGGGAAAGTCACAAGCATATCTATAACGCCTCCAGAGCTATTGAAGTGATGCACGATTGGAGTTGAACCAACTCCCACGGAAATAACACCGTAACTCGCTCCCGTTTCTATTGGGGAAAGGGAAACCAAAGAGGCATCCGCACCCGGGCCAACCGCTCCAAAACCAAACACAACTGGGCCGTACCCGTTTTGCGCTAAGAAAGAAATTCTAATAGTTTTATCGTCTGGCTCGTTTATGTTTACATCTCCATAATCTTCTATTTGGTATCGACCATAACCAGAAGAAACTCTTTCTAGCAGCACTGAGTGTCTACCACCTGTAAGTTCTCCAAGTTGAGGGGGTTCGCATATAAGATTTGTTCGATCCCAATCATTAACAGCTTTATCAAAAAGATCGGCCGAGGAAATTTGAGCAAAGCTTATTTCCCAAAAATCATCTTGAGTTGTAACCACTGAGAATCTATCACCAACCTGTAAAGCACTTACATCGAAATACTCAGAACTTGCACTTCCTTTAAGTCTCGCGCCACCGGCCAAGTCGGGTAAAATATTTATTTCATTCGTGTTGTCTTGAATTACGAATTCAATCTTAGTACCGGCTTCTGCCGCTGGCAGTAATTCGGTTATATTACCCGCCGAAGAATTCAACAATTTAACCGTAGATAGGTTTTCTTCTGTTTTTCCTAGTACGTTCCATTTTTGAGTTTCTGAATCGTAGAAGAAGAACCAAACCCCGTTATCTTTATCAAGATCAAAGGTAGTTGCACCCTCTAAGGTGTCTCCACCCGAAAAGGTCAAAGTTAGTGGGTTTGAAGACGCGCTCCCGCCGGTATCTCTCATAGTGAAAGACATCCCTTCCATAGTCCCCTGAGGCACTACTAGACCGAAAGCGGCAGTAGACGTATCAAAGGCATTGTGAGATTGTTCCACAATTGTTTCTGTATCATTCGTATCATTAAAATCAGCGTCACTAAATTCTTGCTGAAGCCCCGCAGTTGAACCGAGAGAAACTGAAGCGAGTTCAGTCAGATTACCAGTCGAAGAAAGGTAGAAAAGACCTGAACCGTATGGTGCGGTGTTTGGGGTGAAAGCCCCTTGATAACGCGCCACTTCTCTAGAGACTCTAAATTCATCCATTTTACCAGCAAAGAATTCAGCACCTTGATTAGCACCAATAAATTGTCCTATGGTTGGATTTACTTCTGCGCCAGTTATTCCTCCTACGGTTGCTTCAAGCGCACCGTTTACATAGAGGTTAAATGTGTAATCCGCGCCTTCATCAATTCTTTCAAAGGCAACGTGAGTCCAAGCACCCGCGGCAATATTTGAGGTTGAGGCGAGGTCAGCTTCGATTGCTCCTCCACTACGTTGAAATTGTAGTTTTAAGAGTGCGCCGTCCAAAATTAGACGTGTATAATTGTTTGCGTTACGAACTGAAGCCCAAATCGTTTGAACACCAGTTACCGCGTCAGGATTAATCCAAGCATCTAGCGTTAGATTAACTCCGTTTTGCGCTCTAAAGTCTGGATCTGCACCAAAATCTAATTGTCCTGATCCATCAAATTCAATAGAAGAAATACCAAAAGCTCCGTCAGTATCAATAGTTTGAACACCACCCGTTACGGCGGCAGTTTTCGCCAAACCACTTGAATCAATCGGCGTACTTGTTCCGGCTGGTTCATTGGCGTGAAGTAGTAGTTTTGTAAATTGATCTATCCCGTCACCGGTTGCTGGTCGAGCGAAAATTTTAACTTTCCCAGCTTCGGCCGCTGGACGATCAGAACCTTCAGGCATTCTTAAAACACCTTCTTGGATTTCAAAACCATCGCTATCAAATAGTGCAGAAGCACTTCCACCAATCGTAATGTTTACAACATCGCTATCTGGCGAAGATTCAACCTGAATCATTGTGTCTTCATCGGCATCAATAATCTGAGCCTGAGAAAAACCCTTCTCAAAAACATAGGCTGTTCCATCGTAGACATAATATCCCGCTTTATTTGCACCATCGTCAGTAGTAAGAATTGCGAAATCACTTTCTGCAATCGCTACACTATCAACATCGGCAACCGGAAGTCCGGCGAATGTAGAGGCAAAGCCCATCAATCGTCCTTTTCTTCCCGACCAAACATCCGCGGCAATAATTTTAGTCCCATCATTTTTAATGAGTTCTAAATCATCGTTTACTCGTGTCGCAGAGGCTATCTGGTCATCAAATAAAACTTTCCCCTGGGCGGCAGAAAGAGCCGCATCCGTGTCTACAGAGGCCAGATTGTTAATTATAGTTATCGCTCCAGAAGGAGTGTCTATGGGTTCGTTGTTTGAATAGAGTGTCATCACCCTAAAAATACCAAATAAATTTAGGCTTCTAAAATATTTATTTCACGTTAAAGTTATTCACTGCTTGCAATTGTATCACGCAAGCCCGCCCTTCTATCCCTGCGATCTCTCTTATTCCAAAATCAGAATCTATCCTTTCTAGATTGCTAACACACAAATCTGACACCTGCATTTTGTCGATCAATTCGTTTATTTGGTCTACTGTTTCGATGAATGCGGTTTCGCTTGCCAGTCTTTGTGGCAAGGTTTCATCTGAATCTATCTTTGAAAAAATAGTGACCTCGAAAGTTATTACCCCTTCTTTAGAGCAAAACGATTGTACTTGAGTTGAGGCATTCGAAGGTCTCAGTATCGCAAAAGGAAACTGCTCAAACTTTGTTGTAGAGAATCCGTAAACTGCATTAAGGTTTGAGGGTTGATTCAGTGTCTGGATTAGTCGAAGCCATAATTCTTTAATCATCTGTATATTTTTCTAAAAAATTCTCTTATCTCCCGATTGGCAAAAGGCTGAGCCTGTCTTCTACCGCGAACCATAAATGGATTCCCCTTTCTAATCGTACGGCTTCTGTTTCCGTTTTTCAGCCTACGTCGAAATGAAACACCTTCGTGAACTGGGACTGCATATTTTGCGTTCGGCTTCACGATAACCTCTAGGCCACCCTGACCTACATCTCGACCCAAGCTTCGCTTTAGTGTCCCAGTATCAACCGGAACTTCTTTGGCACTTCTGTTTTCAACTTCATTTGCGATTCTTCCTATAGATCGCACCAGCTCTGGTCGCTTGTTTTTTGCAACCCGCTGAAGTCTCTTCCTTAATCCGCCATCGTTAAAAGAGATATTCATTAAGAAGTAGTTTTGGTTATAAATAATTTCCTGTGCGGTATAACGTCGGGGAAGTTTTGAACAAAGTCTACATTGTAGACCCCTTGCCAATATCCGGCAGTAACTGTTATTCGATCTTTGGATTTTATATCAACGTCAATCTCGCAATAAGCTTTGAAGTCAGACTGAAGATCTTCTTCAAAGGATTGAAATTCATCTGCCCCAAGTGTCTGGAAAAGAAATTCTTGATTCCCAAGATCTATGTCCCAAGCCGTAGCCCCTAGTCTTGTGACAGCGGCTGTAGTTTTAGTGCCGATGTCTGGTAGGCTCATTGGCTAATTATGGCTTTAGAATAAGAATAGGAATCAATGATCTCTAGGTCTGATACCGAAAGATCGTCGTAGCCGCTTGATTGAGTGGTTGTGTTTGATTTTGAGACTAGGTCGTAAGTGACCGTTATGTCTCCCGCCTTTTTTGATTTCACAAAAGTTTCACCACTATTAGCAGCCGTCGTTGTGCCGCCAGAAGATCCATATCTAGCCGCCGCCATTCTCTCGGCAACGGTTTTTATATCGGCTGGAATATTAATATATCCGTAGTTGTATTTTATTTCTACGTTTCGCTTCCCTTCTTCGAAGCAGTCGCCGTTTACAAGCTCTACATGGTTTGATCCAAAATAGAGATCCGATTCATCAATCAAGCTTCCGTCAACTTTGACGTGGGTGTCTATCCCGTAATTAGTAAATCTGATCCCCGATCGCGAAAGGAAAATACAGTCTTCTCCTTCGCCTGAGATCGTTTCCGTTTCTTCTTGGTTTGAAAATGCCTCACAAGTCCGAGACTCTATCCAAGCTGTAACATCTTCGAGTATTACAGTTAGCTCGGCATCTTTGGTATTATCCGTGATGCCGAGCCTTGCTTTGAGACTGGTCAAATCTCCAATCATAAAGGGTTAGTCTTCTTTAGTTTCTTCTTCTTTCTTAGCGTTTTTGTTGTCAGCCCCTTTAGCTGGCTTCGTGTTTTGCTCAGATAGCTTTTTATTGTGAACAGCTTCTGGCGCTTTTGCTTTTGGGTTCACTGGCTTTCCTTTTTTGTCTACTTCTTCGAGAGTAGAGGTCTTTGGATCAATTTTGAAAATTGGCATCGTTTAAGGTGTTATATTGAAATAAAAAATGAGGGGAATCTCACCCCTCTATATTACTATACTTGCTCTGCAAATACTAGAGCTTGTCCGTAGACAGTTTTGAATCCTACTCGCTTGATAGTTCGTAGAGCTTCAAGATCTTTACTAGAAAGAGTCACAGATCCGATCTGTTCTCGGAAACGATCAACTCGCATTCCGCCTTTGTCTCCGATCACACCAGCTAAACGGTGATTTCCGAACGAAAGGTAACGATCACCAGCAACTACTGTCGCAAATCGTTTGTGAGCTTTTGTCACATAGATTGGGTAGCCCCAAGCGAAACCAGCAATTCCTTCAGACCGTTCTTTTGTGCTTGAGATAATCCAAGCGTCTTCCCGTAGGTATCGACCTTGGTCGTCTTTGAGCATCAGAAGACGATTTAATTGAGACTTAGACATCGTGAACGATCCTTCGTCAGCAATTTCTTCATCAACGGCTTCTGTCATAAGAAGAAGCGTGTCCCAGTTAAGGGTGTTTTTGTCCTGAAGGATAAGTGATGGCTCGTTTGCACCACCGGCAGCGAGAGTCAGGAAACCTTCAAAGTTGTTCCCCGTTCCGTCACCACTGAAGATTTGTTCATCTTCTTTTTTAGCGAATGCGATCGCTACTCGTTCCATTACTAGATTCCAGATTTCAATATCTGACTGATTGTCATCAATCAACTCGTAAGTTGAAACGATGTAACAAGCCATCTTAGAAGTTTTCAGTTCAACTTGATTGAACGCTAGATCTGTTTCTGCAATGTCTACTCCTTCACCTACCATTTCGGCGATAGGCTCACCTGATAAGGCGTTGATTTCCATAGAGTCCGTAGACATTGGAAGTGTTCGGAATAATTTTCGAGCAATTCCGTACTTTGGAATAGTTCGGATAATTTGCCGACTAAATTCAGTTGGCACTAGGAATCCACCAGCAGTTGGCGTACCTTTTGCAAGGCTTTTTTCTACCATCTCTGCGTTGATCTTTTTAGTTTCTTCGGCGTTACCAGCCTTTTGAGCTAGCATTTGTCGCTTGAATAGCTTCATAGATTCAGCAAGCATGGCTTTCTGTGGATCTGACTCACCAACGCCCTGTTTTCGGAGCTTGATAATAGTTTCATTAGCTTTCTTAATCGCTTCAGCGTTTTCAGAAAGCTGTTTTTCGAGATCGGCCTGAAGGGCTTTGAATTGTTCTGCAACGGCAGACTTAGCTCCTTCAGTGGCTTCGTTGGTAGCGTTTTTAGTTAGCTCCGCGAATGCCGCTTTGTGTTCTTCAGTTAACATTGTGTAAAAGTTAGATAAATAATTAAAGGTTTATTTTGATTTAGACATCTTCCAGATTTCCGCTGCAAAATTCTCGTTATGAGACTTAGATTGCGGGTTCGCCGCAACTTCTTGCTGAATACCTGAGAAGTCTTTCAAAATCGAATTGTTATAAGCATAGAGTTTTTCCAAGTTCTCTACCTCGTTGCTCTCAGCCGTAAGACCTAAGCTTTTTCTAATCTTCTTTGCGAAGTTTCTATATTCTTTTAATAGTTCTTTTGACTCCGCACTCTCTCTAAGAGCTTTCGCAAGTCTTCCTTCGTCGGTCGCTTCGTAACTTTTAATTACCGCGTCCACGTCTTTTTCACCTGAGTAAATTTTCTCGACCTCGATCACTCCCGCATTTTCATTTGCTGGAACTGCCACCACAGAAGTTTCGTGAAGCTTGCAATTCACGAGCAATCGCAATCCTTCAGAGTTTTGAACTTCTCCGACGCTAAATCCAATTGAAAATGACCGAAGTACGCCAGCATCAAAAAGCTTGAAAATATCGTCAGCAAGCTTCGTAGCTTCTCTGGCGATTTCAAACTCGGCATATAACTCAGTATCATCATCATTTTTCCAAACCCGAACAGCTTTTCCAATTCCTTTTTCAGCAGAATTTCTGTGATCCACTAGAAGAATTGGGTTCTTGTCTCGATATGTCTCGATGTCCAAAGTCTTGATGTCCACGATCTCATTGTCACGATCCACATCGTTCGTTGAGATAACCGCAACTATCCGGTTGCGCTCTCGATCAATCATTTTGATCGACCCCGTTCGATAAACTTTTTCTTTGTCTTCAGGTTTCATTTGTTCTTTGTAAAATCTTTACACTATCAAGCTAACATAAAAATTTTTGATTTTAAAAAACTATTTTAATGCGACTGCTACTTCGTCACTTTTTTCTCCAAGCTCAATCGTACATCCGTCGCGAGAATAATTCACGCTAGAGATGATCATCACGTTTGGCAGGAATGATTGATCTATATCAATATTTTGAATGCGGCAAGTGTCACCAACCTTAATTGTCTCGATTGGGTACGCATTAGAAACTCTTACGCGAGTGGTCTTCACTGGTATTGCACGAAGCTCGTTATTGCCGCGCTCAATCGCGCTATCTGCCGAACCTATTTCATTGTCATCAATGATACCAGAAGAAGGAACTCTAATTCCAAACTCAGACTGGCTGTCTAAATCTTCTATTGTTTCTACTCCCGACTTCCATCTAACGAGTACATAGTTCACTATTTTGTCTGCATCTTCCGTGTGATTTATTTCTACAATATCCTTGCCGACGGTTAATCGGTGTTGAACATCGGTTGCCTCTCTGAATAAATCCAGAACTCCGTCTCTCTGCACCCGCCAGTAAAATTCTGGCGCTAGAGTAACAATGGTTTGAATTGCCTGAAGCCATTTCTGGTCGTTAAAATCTAGACTAATATCTGAAATCGAATCTTCAATGTTTCCTAGTTCTAAAAAATTCGAGTAGTTTGCCTGAAAGTCTGACATCACGTCTGTTATCAATTCAGAGGCTTTGCCAGAAAGCGTGAAGGTAGTTGATCCACCTGACTTAAACAACGAGTAATTCAGAGTTGCGCCAACGTGCAAAACTTCTAAATCTATAAATTCGCCATTAGTTCTTAGATTCCTTTTGACTTCACTTATAAACCCATTAAATATCAGAAACCCATCAGAACCTTTGTCGGGAAATGCGTAAACCCTAACTCGATTCATTGCCCGAAGCTTTGGATTGTCCCTTTCAAATTTATCATTTATCAATATTCCAAACCCTCTAGGGACTGCATTTATGGTCGCAGTAGTAGAGATTTGTGACAGCATTTCATCATCGGGAATGACCCCAATGAATTTGTCTTGAAAGTCATAAATCTTTACTTGGAATTTCATTTTTTATTCTTCAGGTTCTGCGACTGGGTATCGCTGCCAAATTAAAACTTTGTATTCTGACGATGCTGGCGGGTCGAAGTAGAGATGGTTTTCTTGCCAGTTTACGAATGAATCGCTTGGGTTATTGCTTGAATTCCATCTGTAAATAGAAGCCTTTGAAGTATCGTGCATCATTCCGTAGAAGTACAGACTGCCCGTACTGGTCTTTCTTTGAAGCTCTAGCGCAAAAGCGCCTGACATTAATTGTTCTTCTGTTAAACCTAGATTGTGATCAATCTTTTTATTTTCAGCCGATCCCAATTGACCGACGTTTATTTTTTTTAAAAGCTTTGGGTAAACTTCTCTGATCAAAGGATTAACCTCTCGCTCTTCCAGAAAGTTTTCAATTTGCGCCGAAAATGCCTGAAGAAATGCTTCATTGTCATAGTCAAAAACCTGCGCCATCTGATTAAAAAGATCTAATTCAGATTGACCAAGTGTTGATAGAAAATTAATTCTTACGGATTCGTCTTGTAGGTTTATCATTTTAAAATTCTATTAGAGGGACTAGGAATGCAATGTCGTTCGCCTGACCGATCGTGTTGTATACATACGGAGCACCGCCTATCATCGCCGAATTTCTACCACCCTGACGAGTTGGGTTGTTTCCGGCAATTTCAGAATCAGAGGCTATGTCCCATTTTTTAGAGAACGTAGTAGCTGTGGAAACTCCGTAATAAATACTAGCAGCATCGCTGCTGAGTGCTATGTCGCCCTGAACTGTTCCTGTTATAGAAACTGATCCAGCAAGTGTGATCTCGTTTCCGTCCGGGTCTACCTTTGCGCCGAGTGATAATTCCCTTTAACAGAATAAAACGAACCCGTTCCAAAAGCCTTTCCAGTTATGGTTGTTTCTACTCCCGTGATTGGCGAAGGCTGTGACAAGTCATATCTTATTAATTTATAGTTAATTGATGGCGTTGTGTTCCATACAAAAACGAAAGCATATTTATTGTTTCCCTGCTCTGCTATAAAATTGCGACCCAGTGCAAACTCGCCCGCTGGCAAGGCTAGATCTTTACGAACCTTGTTTTCAATATCGTAATAAACATTCCCAGATATTAACTCATTTTTATTTATAGTCCCCGACATGCCGGCAAATACTCCCGCCGGCAAAGCGATTATGTCTTCGGTTTCTACTTCCGCCGCGCCTTCAATTTCCGAAAGATTAATAAATCCATCCTTAAAGCTTTCGCCAATTTTTACCGCCGGAGCAGCGCTGGCAGTTGAGACAGAGCCGTTAGCTTGTGCGTAATAATCTTCTCCTTCTACGGCATGAGCACATGCCACGATGAAAGGAATTTTTACAACCGTTCCTACAGCTTCAGCAGAACCGTCTCCGTCGCTTGACTCCACAACCCCTTCTGTAGTCATTGGATCTGTTACTAGCTCCCATTTTCCAGAAACGAATCTAACCGCAGAACACGGCACAGCTCCGATTCCGAGCACGACCCCTTGTTCTTTTGGATTTAGAATGTCCAAAACCCCCAATCGAACATCGAGTCGATAAAGAAAGTCTACAATCCCTTCATGGTATTCGGCCGAGTTGTAAACATTTACATAGTCACCAGTGTCAAAATCTAGTGCTACAGACCCCGATCCGCTCGATGGGAATCCTCGCGTTTCAATTAAGAACGTGTCATTTACACGACGCTTAACCATTGCGATTTCGCGACTTGTAATCGTTTGTAGTCCGGTAGTTGTATTTATTCCACGCGCTAAGAATATATCATCTTCATTCCAGACATTGCTTACACCGCCAGTCAAATTCGTGGTAGTAACCACCCCCGCAGAAACATTGACCACAACTGCACTCGAACTATCCGTTATATTTAAAACAATGTCGCCAGCCTCTAGATCAAGACCCGTCGCCGCAGCGTAAACCAATTGTGTAGCACTGCCGCCATCTTCAGCTTGACCTGTCTTAGCGTCAATGCTCCGCTTGTTGATATTGATCAAGAACGGATTGACCGTAAATTCATTGGTATCATTCCATAGATTTGTAGTTCCGTTCTGAAGAGTCGTTGTCACAATATCATCGCCATTCACAGAAACTACAAACGCGTTTGATCCGTCTGTTAGGTTTAAAATCGGACTACCTTCTTCAAGCCCCAGAGATCCCGCACCAGTAAATTTTAGAAGCACTGAGCTTCCGCCAGCCTCAGCATCCCCGTTATAGGCTCTAGGAAAGTTGTCACCCTCACCCGCTCTTAAAACCAAAGAACTTGCAGCGGCAATTATGCCAGCCGAAAGTTGCCCTTCTGAGTTATTGCTCGCCGTAAATAGTTTTGGTCTAACAGTCATCGCTTTTAAATTATCAAATAAATTGTGTTTCTTAAAATTATCTCAGCAATCTTCGCTGATTCTTCCCGGTAATATCAAATCTCACTGAGTTATCCACTCCCAAAAATTCAAATACAAATGAATTAGATCCAACCTGAAGATCAAAGAATCTACCCAAGAAGTCTACGCCTTGCGGGTCTCCGTTGTATCTCACTTCTGATTTAGATCCCAGTATTTCTAATATGTCGCCAGTTCTTACGGATTGCTCAATTGTCATCACTCGCCCGCTATTAGCATCCGTAACTCTAATCCGATCAATGTTAACCGCCTTACTAAATATAATTGCAAAGTCAGCCGGTGCTTCAACATCTCCGAAATTATCAATCTGATAAGGGAATGATGTTTGAATCTGATTGAATTGGGTTTTGAAATCTTCATCAGAAAGTCTAGAGAACGGCTCGTAGGTCTTAAACCGAAGTCTAAACGGCAAGAATCCGATATGGAAATTTTCTCTCTGAGGGAATGTAGATCCGCCAGCCGTAAAGGTGGCAGTATAAATTCGTCGCCCTTCATCCTCACAGAAGTAATAGAATAATTCTCCGTTCTGCTTCGTGAGATTTTTCAACATATTATCCACAATCTCGTCTACATCGCACCATTTACAAGCCTTGATCACGCCATTTATAGTGAGATCTTTCTCTCGATAGAAGTCAGAAGTGATTCTCTTTCCGTGCGCGCGCGGAATATCGAAAGATGTTATGTCTCGCGTTGGCGGATTGTGAAAATCTATCGAGCTAATGCAGACGTTTGAGTTCGTGATTATGAAGTCGCCAAAACCAATAGTCCCAATTGGTATAGTTGGGTTTTGCAGCACTAGCGGTGCATTAAAATTTGCTTCGTTCGCGGTATCTAAAAATGACATTTATTGCGTTTGGGTTATTCTTCTGCTTTCTCTGGCGAGTTGATCTATGATGTCATTCGCTATTTGCTCCCTGCTATCACTTGTTGACAGATTTGCCTCTGTTATCTGAATAGTGAAGTTTAGATTTGTATTTGAGGTCTGATTGCTTCCGCCACCTTGAGACGAAGGCGCTTGCACACTTTCTAGCGGTGAAAATATATTACCAGTAAAGGCGGGTGTCTTTACAAATGCTTGACCAACTTCTTCGAGCGTTCGGTTGTCCGGGCCTTCTGCTGGGGCAGTTAGGGATTTGATTTCCTGAAGCGCGGCACGAAGCTTCGCCAATTCTTCTTGGGCTATTTTAACAGTTGTTTTTGTTCGTGTCTCAATATTTCCCATCGCTCTGACGAATGTGTCGCGCATCTCTTCAACCTTGTCTGCCGTTCGCTGGTACTCTTCGCGTTTGAGCTCAAATATTTGCTGCTCTTCTTCTAGCGCCGTTTTTTGCAACTCAATATCAGCTTCAATTTCTTCTTTTTTATTTTGGAAGTCTTCAGTGATTGTTTGTCGCCGCTTCTCTGCGTCTTCTTGGAATCTTTCAAAGTCAGTTATAGAAGCTCTTCTTCGCGCCTCGCTTACCTCGTCTGTGAAATTATTCTCTGCCTCAATTAGTGCGGCAATCTCGGCTTCTTTGTCTGCAATCTGCTTATTGAGGTCATCTCGCTGACCTGAGTTTTCATCAAATCTAGATGTCCGTCCCAGTGTCGCCTCAAGATCTGCCAATTGTTTTCTAGCATCCTGTACGGCTTTGTTTTCTTTTAGGTATGTGTCAGTAAATTCTTTAAGCGCTGCTTCTTCTTTTTTTAATTCTTCCTGAAGCGCTGTCGTACTTTCACCTGAAGCCTGATCATCTCGTATCTGCTTTCGTATGTCAGCAATTTTCTGCTCTTGCTCCACAAACTTTTCACCGATTGAAGAATCAATACCGGCAATATTATTTTCATACTCAGAAGTTAGATCCGACAGGCTTTCTTGAAGGTCTTCAATCTTTTGATTGATCTGATTTACGTTTTTGTCGTGATCGTCTTTCAGTTTTTCTAGAGACCGGCTGGCCTGACTTGACAGCGTGTCATATCGCCCCACAAGGGTTCGTATTTTGTCGCTGAAGTCTTCTACTTTTTTAGTAGCACCGTCAATAGCGCCACCTTCGCCCCCTGTTATCTCTGGAAGTAAGTCCTTCAAGTCTATTGTTCCGCCGCCACTTGGCGCAAACTCAGAAGACAGTTTGTCGAAGTCTGCCTGACTCAATGCTTCGCGAGCCTGATCAATAATTTCTTCAAAAGCTTCATCACCAAAGCCACCACCTGTTTCTTTTAATTTGAGTCTAAAGTCCACTAATATGTCTCCGTCCTTTGGTAGAGCGGCTTCTATTCCATCAGATATTTGCCCTAAATCATTTGTAAGGTTCGCTATTGCTGCCTGAGTGTTTGTTAGTCCGAACTCTTCAGCTCCGAGAATCTCTCCAAAGCTATCAGCTACATCTTTCTGTAGGTTTTCAAGATCTGCTGCTAGATCGCTTGAAGCGAAATCCTGAATCCGAGCATCAATCCCCGTTCCATCATCTGTAAATAAAAGATCTGTAAGGCTGAATCCTGAGAAATCCCCCCGCAAAGCGTCAAACAGAGCACTTCCAAGGCGCTTCCCTACGCTAACAAGTTTCGTTCCTACGTCCTGAAACCCCCTAATTAGACTATTTCCGATGTCGATCGTGGCTTGCAAGAAGTCAATATCGCCCAAAAAGTCTTTGAGTCGACCGAACTGCTGACCCATAAAGTTTACAGCCGTGAACACCGCGCCCCCTATATTTTCACCGAAGGCGCTAAATAACTCAAACCCTCTCTTTAGGGCTACAACTATATTGGAAAGTAGGTCTTTGAAGAATGCCCCAAATATATTCCCTAAGCCCAGAAGCGTTGTTGATACAATTTTTAACTGATCTTCGCCGCTGGCTTGGAATATGTTAGAAATTGCTCTGAATCCTTCACTGGTTAGATCTCTGATCCCTAAGAAGTTTCTTTGCCATGCCACGAATAGCGCACCAAGAGCGGCTATAATCAGAGTGATTGGCAGTGCGAGAGTTGCTAATGCTGCCTGAAGCCCTGTCACTCCAACTGTAGCAACGCCAGCAGAAGAAGCCGTGCCAAAGAAGAGAGTGTTTAGGAATAGCAATGTTTTCGGTATCGCAGACAAACTGACTGACAATCCCGTAGTAGCCAGCTTGAGAACAGTCATTGATTGAGCTACTATTGGCAGAACAGCGCCCATAGCCAACAATCCCGTTACTGCTAAACCTATGATAGCAACTGCTTGCTTAGTGGTATCAGATAAATTATTGAAATTTTTCACTGCGTTAGCGAGTCCTGAAACGATCGGAGCGAATACTGGTATCAGTTGTTCACCTAGCGCCTCTCTGAGCTCGGTTATTTGACCACGCAGACGCTTACTAGAACCTACAAAGGTGTCAGTTGTTCTGATTGCATCACCAATTGCCCCTTGTGCGCCTAGTGATTCCTCGATAATAGCTAGTCGCGCGATAGCTTTTTCCATCTCGCTCGCACCTTTTGAAACACTATTAAATCCTAGTTCTTGTAATTTAAGGTCTAGGTTTGTTTGTTTTAAGTTGATCCCGAACCTGTCGAATACTTCAGCCGAACCGGATAAACCAGAAACAAATCTAGAAACCGCTTCGTTGTCTGAAAGGTTGTTGAATGATGCAAAATCGAGAGATAAGTCATTCAATCTAGTTGAAAACTCAGCCGCCTTGTCTTCGGCAAACCCAAGACCTACGGCAAATCCTTGAAATGATGATAGCGAGTCTTGAACTTCGGTCTTTGCTCTACCCAAATTAGCGCTAACCTGTTCGACATATTCTTGAACAATATCTGTCTGCTCTTTAAATACGGCTCTGAAACGATTTCGCGTTTCTTCGGCATCAGCCGCCGTGTCTACGAAGTTTTTGCCTAAAAGAGCCAATCCACCAGCCGCAGCCGTTAGTGCAAATTGATTCTCTTGAAGCTGATTTCCAAGACTGCTTAAACGAGTCCCGAAACCATTGAAAGCCGTACCAGCTAGACCGATACGACTTTGAACTGAGGTCAAAGACCTACGCAATCCACCAAACGCGGTGTCTATCCGCTTCAATGGCTGAGACAGGACATCTTGTCCTGATATTTTTACCGCGATTTGTTCGTTAAAGGTTGGCATTATTTACTTTGATTTCGAGCGTTTGCGTTGATTATGTATTGCAATTCGTGGATCGTTCTCGCTTCGATCTGATCTACCTGATCGGGTGTCCAGCCAAACCTTTCGGCGAATAAGTAGTAAAGATAAGTGTCAGGGGCGAACCCCGCACCCACTAGGAATCTTTCGTACTGTCTGGCGAACTCTTTGGCTTTGCACTTGTCACATCGTTCATAAGCTTCGACGCTTCTTCTACTAGAGCGATAAATTCACCAGTCGGGATTCCGTAGTCTACTAGCACTTTTGCCTTAGCCGCAGTGTCGGTGAACTCTTTGTCTCCAACGGTGATTTTTTTAGAAAACTCAATAATCAAGCATTCTCCTTGGGCAATTTCTCCTTGAGCTTTAGCGGCTCGCGCTTGAAATCCCATTAGTGCTCGATGATCCAGTCGCGATTTAAGTTCAACCGAACCCTTGATCTCCTTTTCGTTACTGTCAATAAATGTTAATTGCATGGTGTTTGTGATTAAGAATTATGCACTTAAAAAATAACAAAATTATTTTGGTCTCTAAAATTTAAAACAACCCCACCGTCTAAGACGAGCGAGGCTGAGTGTGTTTCTAACCACAAACCAAGTTGCAAGAAACCAGTTCTAGTAGGCTGCAACCGTATTTACGATAGCACCTCGGAAAGAGAATCCTTCCGCTGTAGACCTTAATGCTACACCTGTGATATTTTGTTTGGTGATCTCAGCTTGCGCTAGATCTTCCGTGTTGACAGTTACTGCAATGGCAGCAAATTCAAGAGATGCTGAAGGGTTTGTAGTCGCTCCAATAGTTTCGTCAGTATCAATGAAGTCGAGCTTCACAGCCTTTGTATCACCACTTAGTAATAGGTCTTCGAATGTCGTGTCATCATATTCTTTGAGGTTGATCAATTCGATACTAGATTTGAACCCAGTAACGAAGTAATTTTTATCAAGCTCGTTGAAGCACCCGAAGTCAGTATTTTCTTTTTCAAAAATAATCTTCACAGATTCTGGACAAACCGCAGTTGCTCCCGCTAGATCCGCCACTGTGTCTTCGATGTAAAGAAGACCATGTGTTCGCTTGTAATTACTTTCAGTTAGAATCGGAGCTGCAACAACCGTTTCTCGCGTTGGGTACTTAGTGATGAAATCAGCAACGATCTTAAGCGTACCATCTTTGGCAGCCGCGACTTCTAGCTTTGAACAAACGCCATCAAGGTATTGCTCTACATTATCCGCAGTAGCCTTGTTATTAAGAAGGTGAAGCGTAGAAAGAGCCCCGCAACCCTCACTTAAAACAGTGAAGTTGTGAGTATTTACTCCGATTTCTGGTGCGTCAAGCGTTGGCGTAGCAGTCCCAAAGAATGCCTTGAGGAATAGACCCCATGATTCTTTTTTCATGTACCCTTCAACTTGAACCGATCCAGTACGGTTTTTCTGTTCAACCTCTACAAGGTTGTCAAGAACTCCGACATTTCCTCGAATTTCTTCGGTTTCGACCGCATTAGACTTACTGATATTTGTTACATCTAGATAGTGAATCGTCGGAGCGACAACACCGGGAGCGGTTTGAGATCCGATCCCAAATACTAGATCTGCCGAACTGAAAAATTTAGAGCAATCCATGATTATTTAGTTTTTTTAAGAGATTTAATGTGCTTTTCTGCTAGTTTCCCAGCTTCTTGTGCATTCTCTGCTTCGACAGTGAATCCGCCGTGAGAGTTGATAGCGTATTTTCTAAGAACCTTTTTAGGCGCTTTTGTTTCCGTAGCCGATTTGTTTTCGTCAGTCATCACTTACAAGTTATCAAAAAAATTTGAGTGTCTAAAATACTTTTTTCATTTAGTTTCGATTTGCCGGCAATCCGACACATTTACAATTAATAATATTAAAGGCAGAAGCCGTCGGGTCATAGGGGTGTAGCATTTCTTCACCATTCACGGTAAACGTCTGACCAAGCTCTCGGACTTGACCATCTACTGCGATATGACCGCCGCGCGGACTTTCTGACGGCGAATGATTCCATTCTATCTGATCCACGTTAGCATCTCTGTAGGTTTCATACCTACCAAGAGAAGACGTTCTAGCAGTTTCAGTTCTGGCGATAGTACGCGATCTATTGTTTTCCGCATTGCCAAACACAGATCGAACACGCTTGGCGGTGTCACGCTCATTCTCACCTAGTCGGGTTGATATTTCGAACTCACGTCTTAGTTGATCCCATGTAGTTGTGTTTATCTGTGTTGCGAAATTTTGAGTCTGCAGTAAAGCAAGCTGCGTAACTCTTCCAACAAAGCTTTGTGAAGCCGTTGTGTTCAATTCTCCCGCCACTATACCGATTTCGTCTACCGTTATTCGTGCAAATTCGTCAGCAAATTCATCAACAAATTTGGCGGCTTCGCCCTCTATGTCGAAGATGTCATCAATATCTAACATCTTAGTGGGCTGAATCTTTCTTAGTACTTCTGCGCGCTGCCTAGAAAACTGTGACTTGAGCATAGCCATAACTTTTCGCTCTCGATCCGTTAGCCGCTTTTCCCAAGCTTGCTGAAGGATTTTGTTGCTCATTTTGCGCCTATGCTGGCTACAGCATCCTTTTTTAGACTTTTTTTTTTCTTCTTCCGCGTCTAGTTCTTCTTGAGTTGGTTTCTTTGGTTTCGGTAGTTGTAATCCAGTCGGTGTTGGTGATAAGTTTTCCTGATTAATTGGTATAGTTGATGCCGAAACTCTTGGAAGATCGCCGCCCTCAACCGGTTCTAGACCCTCAAAGGCTCTCACTTCGTTTACACTAAATACACCTATCTCGATCCCCTTCTCGTATCGCTCCCACTTCTTTTCATCTTTTTCTGGGTTCGGATCATCGTAATGAAAGAAATAGCCCTCAGTTCCGCCAAACATCGGTAGAAGTTGAGCACTCAAAATAAGACAGAACTTTCTCAAGTCCGTCTCAATTACATTCGTTTTGTAAATATACTCTGAAGCCTGAGCATTTGAAACCGTCACGCCATCTGTTTCGCCAATGAGTGGTTTTGGTGTTCGGAATCCCTTAAGTATCTGTTTGTCACCTCGCGACAATAGATTAACGAAGTCCATATCCTTAATTGATTCTTGTAAATCAATGCTACCAACCTCACCAGAAGCCAAGGCGAACTTATGAGCCTTGTCAGTTCCTTTAAACTTCTTATTAAACTCAGTTTTTAGGTTATCTCTTTCGTCTTTGTTTTTTCCAAACCCGTTTTTCCAGAAAAGAAGCTTTTTGGGTAGGGCATTATTTTTGAAGAAGTTGAAGTTCCATCGCTTGGCTTCTTTTTGTTGATCGTATGTAGCACCAACCGCCTCAATCAGTGGCGCGGGCTGTGATAGGTCGGCAAGGCTTTTATCAGTGAAGAACCAGACAACTTCCTCCCGATCCATCATGATAACCTTTCCATCTTTCGTATACTTGAATCCCGTGATTTCGCCGTCTGAAGTTATAGGCTCTGTAAATTGCGGCTCAAGTGGTACGATTTCTTTCCCCAAGGGAACCCACCACATAGACATACCGATAAGCAAGCGATACTTAATAAATATCGCCATAATTTCATCGCTTGAAAAAGTACCGTCAATAGACGGGCAAGCCAAAAGATCTAATACTGGGTGATTTGGGATCTCTTCTTTTCCATCAGCAGTTTTCTTGTAAAGGCGGATCTTCTGAGCCGAGAAAATATCAGCACGGGTATCAATAACAGTTCTTACGTTTTCATCGCAACGGTAGGCATTAAGCTTTTCCGTAACATTCCAAATATTGAAGCTGTGAAAAAAGTCCTGAAAGATAATGCTTGATTGGGGCTTTGAGTTTCCCCGGTTGAATACTTTCTCGAATAAGTTCATCACTGTAAAACTAGCAAAATTATTTCAAACTATGAAAATCTTTTAATCACGATAGCTAAAAACCCAGTGCGTGAAAAAATTTCATAACCTTAAACAGAGATCTGGCTTGAAGCATTTTGATTCTGTACCATGTAAATTCCTTCAGATAATACCAAACGCTGTCTTTTGATATTTCCCGACCCCTAACCTCATCGCTCACGGCATAATACCGGTCTCTAAGATATGCCGAAATCGCCCTTCTTTTTTTCATTGTCCTAAAAAATTACATTGCAGAGAATTTGAGCTCAGCGCGTAGCAAACATCGCCATTCATCATTTCTATTCTTCTGAGTCGCCCTATGGCGCTTCCCAAGAAAAATGACTCCATTGACTTTATCTCGCCGCCAATTTCCGGCTTTGAAAAGTTGGTGTCCGTCGACCCAGAGTCAAAGCTCAAGTATATCGAAACCCCAAAAGCCACAATAAGCATCGCTATAAAGATATTTACGACTATGTTAGATAGTATTTTTTTCATTTTATTAGTTTATCTTAAGTAATCTGAATGCAATTGTTTTCATGTCCTCTAGGTGCTTAGATTGAGCCTCGAATTGCCCGTCTTGGGGCAGGCATCTATCCTTCGATAAGGCTTCGCCAAGCGCAACGTAAAGGCTCTGGGCTTGTTCCATGTCGACAAATAAAATCTCGTTCATCTGGTTGGACTCCTCTATCTCTTCCATCAACAGCTGACCATCCTTCATGCCGACGGCATTGCTTAGTCCGGTGTGATCTGATTTCACATAAGCAAGAGAATATCCGTCTTTCATAAAGTTTTTGAATACTCTAAATCCGGTTCTGATATTCATGGTTTGCGTGATTAAAATGCTGGTATAATTGCGTTTAAAGCTTCTATTACTTTGTTGGGCTGAGAGTCTACGCATTTTCTCATTTCCCAGTGATCTATGATCGTTTTGAAGTAACTCATGTGCCAAGGGCTCTTTGGTTCAATCGCATCTACAGCGAATAAAACATCCTCTAGATTCATAACTCCATACTCTGGAAGCCACTCGCTGGCTACCCACTTCAAGAAGTCATCCTGAGATATTTTTACTCCCATGAGATCGAAGATCTGATCTTCTTCAGAGTATTTAAACTGGACACCTTCTGGCGGTGCGTACTTTTTGATCGGCATGTACATCTGCACAAACTCTTCAATGTTATCTAGACACTGCTTTCGCGTAGGCTTAGGCATCTTTCTTCTTGTTTTTAGTGTATTTAGCGGACTTCTTTTTGGGCGCTGGTTTCTCTGATTTTTCGGGTTTTTTCTTCGCCTTAATCTTTGGTGTAACTTCGGCTAGTAGGCTAATCATAGCCATGATTTGACCCTCTAAAGGCTGAGACATTATCCAGCACGAAGTTGATATAATTTTATTGTCCAGCCAAACCATGACTGCCCATCCGTCACCCTTGTGAAGGCAGTTCATCGACATAGTCATGCCTTTGTCTGCTAGCGGGGCGTCATAAGCTCTCATAACGTCTTCTAGATTCATTCCTGACCAGTCCTTGATCCAAGTTGATTTAATGATCTCTTGAAATTCTTTCGGCGTATAAGACTTGTGTTCCGTGACGTACATTCCATTTACGGCTTTGTATTCCATGAAGTCAGCCGGTGGATTATACCGCTTCGGGTGAATACGAGAAGCTGCGAACTCAATTATTTTTTTGTACGATTCCGATTTTTTAATGTCTTGCATGGTTATTGTTAGTTGTTATTGGTGGCGACTTGTCGAATTGTTATTCCGTGAGCCTTGCACCTATCTTTGTAAACTCTTTCATCTTCGTCAGTCCCAATTCTTTTCCAGCTTCTTTCTATGGGATCACATTTTGGACAGATGCCAACGCTTCTGTGCCTAGCCTTGTAAACATATCTGGTCATTTTTTCGGTGTAAAATATGCAAGAGCAGTCTTTGCACCTAGTCCGTCTAAATCCATCGAGCGCGTATGGTATAAAGAGCTTTCCAACGCCGCCAATTCTATCCTGTTCGGATATGTCTTTTTTTATAGACCTACGCTTATTGTGTGACCAAACTGTCATCGTTTAAGGTATTTAAAAAGTGATTCTATCTCATAAGGCTTGCAATCATTCCTTTTACACCAAACACGAAAAGCCAGCCAGCCAGAAGGCAGAACTGAGTCTACGTATATTCGAACGGATTTATTGAAACCTCTCATTTGTTTCACCTTAAGCCACCCTACGAAACAAAGCAAGGATTTTTAGGACTTCTTGGGGCTAGCACTTCGTATGAGTCGGGCGACAAACTGTCTAGTTCGCGATTCCTCACCTACCAATTTAGCTGGTGCAACCTTTGGGTACTCGCCAGTCTTTACGTCTGGATAGCACACATCAGAGCCGAAATGTTTTTCGTTATAAGTCATTTAAATTTCCAAATCCTACTAACATCCCAATGTCATCATTCATCTGATAACCCATTTTCTCGCAGAACTTTGAAGCAATGGATCGAGCATCCGAAAAGCTTTTAGCTAGAACATACCACTTTGAAAAGCTAGCGCCGCCATCTTCCATTTTATAGCTGAAGCCATAAAACGACTTACCAATTTCCTTTTGTAGTTGATCCGGCTTAATTCCGGCAGTCTTCATCATCTCACCCGCTGCTTCGTCAGAGATGACATTTATTTCGTTGAATATTTCTTTGGCATTCATCGCTTTTATCGTAGACGAATTATTTTTGTTCTTCAAGTGACTCTATTGATTCTAAAAATTCTAATAGTGCCTGTGCGTTTGGGTCTTTAAATTTTTCACTGGATTTTACTTTTATCGATTCGCCACCAGCTATTGGCCCGATCACGCCACCATTCAAGTAAAGAATTTCCCCACTAAATATTTCATTCAATGACTTGGGGAATCCACACCTTCTCCATAAATTATTTAATGTATTTTGGTCGGCATAAAGACCAAGCGAATCGTTTTCATCCTTGCAGCACTTATCAAGCACATCGCCAATCATTACTGGGTGGCCAAGGTTTACTATTTGAAACTCACTTTTTAATGGCTTACCTGTCGCTTTATCGAATTCTACACTCTTACTCCATATTCTGTCCACATCACCAAGCCCGTCGTGAACGTCCATATATTTTGAATTGCTCCAATCTGGGTAATTTCTACCATGATAATATCCAACATCTCCCGATAAAACCGTACAAATAGTACCGAGCCTCATTGCCTCCTCTTTATCTTCGTACTCACCAGGCGGGAAGCTTATAACCAAACACCCAAAACTAAGCTCTTTATTAGCAAACCTATCTATCTGTTTCTGAGTTCGTTCTTTTATGTTCATTTTAAATTATTAATAAAAAACTCATTGATAGCAGTATTTTTTAACTCATCTGCACTTCTACCAGAACAATTCAGCCTATCTGTATTCCATCCAGAATCAGGCGACCATTGCAAGTACATGCCATAGCCTTTAAGCTCTGTGATATAAAAATATTTACCCATTCTTGAGTAACGATTGAAGAACCTTCTGCCCTTCCAAAAAAATCCAGAATATAATTCTTTATTAACATTCTCAGTGCACTCATTGAAAACGTCTTCAATTGTTTTTCTCATCCTTCTAGTAACAAAGAAGCAAGGAATCTAACGAGTTCTCTGATCTTATCTTCGACAGCCTGTAATTTTTTATTCATTTCAACCAGTGCTTAATATCTTTATTCGTCACCATCTTTTTTGGGTCTGTTATTCTGCATTCGTTTAGCCATTGCCTAAGCATTCCGATCTGACGATTGGTTATCTCTTTTTTCTGGAAAAATAATCGTTTAAACATCTTCTTATCAAACTAAATATGAGGCATAAAACCAAATCGAAATATAAGCGCCGAACATCGTAGCAATAATAGACCTATCGAACACATCTAGACCTGAAAGCAGTAAATACCAGCTCATGTCCCAAGTAGCCAAAGCTATTAATAAGTATATAAATATAATTGGTGTTGCGAATATAATCGTACGGGCTAAAAATGTGCTCATAATTTTTGGTTTATATTATTTTCTAGCTCACAATCAATCCACGCACTTGAATAAACAGCCCTCAGAGCTCTTTTTAATGCTCCCAAGTATGAGGCGTTGTCATCAAAGGTTTTCCCATTCAGGATTGATGCCGCTCTATCTACGCATTCGTCAGCCTTTTTTTGGTTTATGGACATGGTTTGTGATTAATTCTCTTGATTCAGTGTTGCAAATTCTCCGTGATACTTTGCCGCCGCGTCGTTAAATCATTGTCAGATTGTCTTTAGACGCGAGCTTGCACGGCGTTGACCTACGAAAGTGGGACTAGCCAGCCTTTCTAAATAAGTAGAGACCCCCGGATAATATGCTCAAACCTACTACCCTCTACCCTAATACTCGATTCACCTAGTCCGTGTGAAGCCTAGAGCCCAGTGAGCGAAACTGGTGCGTTTGCCGTTAGACTTCAACCTCAACCGCCATCTCCGATACTCTCACGGGAATTACCCCCGCTACCCTTTCGGCGACTTGTACCCTTAGTCCACTGCAATCGTCGCCTCTGAAGACAACCTACTTGACAATGATTTTTTTAAAGATCTTTTCCGATATTGTTATTCCAATATCGGGAGGTATTCCCTCAATTGCAATATCACTTGAACTACTCCCCAGTGATCAAACTGGGCGGTTGGCTATTCTAAGTAGCTCCTCTACTTCATTCGCCGTCTTAGAAACGGATAGGCAGGCACAAGTGCAAGCCCTCGATTACGCAAGCGTATTCGCTATGTGATACCGCAATTAAAAGAACATCTGTTCCAAATTTACGGCATTAATGAAACAATTGCAAGTTTTTTACACAAACATCAGCCCAGTCTCAACCACATCGTCACCCATGATCACGTAGCGTGCCGCATCTATGGCGTGATTGTATTCATCTACCGGCTTATTCATGGCAATTCCGTTCTTGTCCTTAGCCCATCCATAGTTCTCGAACTCTTCGATTACATTCACAGAGCCTGCCACAATTAGGATTTGCTTCTCTAGCATTTTATCAATCCCATAAAGGATCGAGTCAGCCCCCTTCTTGCATGGGTGAATATTCATTCCCATGTCATGGATCTCATCAATACTCTTTGGCTCTGCACAATCGGCTACACACTTGTCATAAATACTTAGGTCTTCATCTTTGGCTACTGTGTTGTATATCTGAGAGTTACGCATCCCCTTCGCATAGAAGTTCTCTTTGATAACGTAGGCAGTGCCTGTGTCCCAGACCGAGACATGAGCCGTAGGATCGTTCGTATATCCCCAATCTAACCCATGAGCCATGAACTTAGCTTTTGCTGGCACTTCTGGAATGATTTTAAAATCAGGAAACACTAAGCCTTCTCTACGCCCCTTAAGCCCTAAACCGTACACGCTCCACTTAAAGGCGTTGGCTGTCCCGCGCGCTATGTTTTCGTCAGTGGGCTCATAACTACGGATCTTGTCAATAATCTTCTTAGGCAAGAACGGATTATCTAGCATCGTCGAATGAATGAACGCTACATCTGGACGCTTCATAAGTGATTCAGGAATCCAATGTCTATCGCTGAAATTTGGGTTGTAATCAAGGATCATAAATCCCAAGTTACGCTGCTCTAGTTCGTCGAAGGCATCCTTAGAACACTGATTCGCCTCATTTAGCCACGCAATATCTGTCTCAGCCCCTACCACCTTTTCGAAGTCTAAAAGCCCTCTACAGTTAAATAAAGCATCTTTAAGCTGGTAACTCATGGGTGCTCCCCGCTGATTCTCTTTCTTGTAGAATCCGTAGAACTTCAGGGCATTCATTAAATCCGCCCACACCGTGTCCCTCGCCCGCTGGGAATCCTTACGACAAATCAGAATGCGATTATAGATCCCTCGATACTTACCAATACAAAGAAGCATCAGCGCCTGAATGATCGAGAACGTCTTAGATGAACGCGAACCGCCCTCAAGCACAATCACGTTGTACTTACGCGTCCCATCGGGATTCTTGGCGTGAATAGCTTTCCATAGCTTGTAAAACACCACCGTATACTGAAATAGTTTTACTGCCATCTCTCGCGTTTGTCAGGATCTCTGTAAATAGCCGGCTCTTTCAACTCGAAATCAAAGGCTGTCGGATCAACTTCTTTGTTTTCCGTTTTGATCGTTTCGTGCATCCCGTGATTTGCGGAACACAAGAACTTTGCAAACCCAGAATTGTAGGCATTTGAAAGACCTCCGTTTATCAGTCTAACTTTCTGTTCTTTTTTTATAGCCTCAAGTGCGGCGCAAAAATCAGGATACTTATCACCCCATCTGACCAAGGTTGAATCGTTAACCCCCAATCTCAAGGCGAATCCCTCAATAGTAGGAAGCGTAACTTTTAAAATATTTTCAACCTTAACACCACCACCCTTTTTTACTATTGCTAAAATACCTTCATCATCAGGTAATGTGGTCTTTGTAAGCTGGGTATATTTGTCATTGCATTCCCCTATGTACGTATAAGCATCTTCTACTAGGGATGATTTGTATTTGGTTGGTCTTCCCCTTCCTCTCTTCTGGGCGTTCTTATCCTTCCATCTTTGGTTCTTTGTTTTTTTCCGAGACTTAACTCGCTGATTCTTGTCGTTGCGTTTAGCCATTTTATTGTTGAATACGTTCTGAACCCATGCCGCTAATCTTTGGAATCCAAGAATCACCGGCGATCCCCCATTGCATATCCGTCTTGTCGTAAACCTTTGCCTTTTTAACTACTGGCTCGGATTGAAATATATGCCGCATACCGGGAAAATTCATATCTATAATGCCCCAAACTTCATCTTCCGTCAATTTGGACACCTCAGCCAAGCTCGGAACATTTCTATTGTGATTATTGATCGCCATAAGACAAAAACGAACCCGCCCAATTTTCTTAAGCTCGATCCATTGCTCTCGATACGGATTTCTTGTCATGCTTGGTTTGTGTCGCTTCCGCTTCGCGGTGTGTTACGCGCTCTATCTTTTTAACCTATCCCCTATCCATGTAATAGCCATGAGTAATTTTTCTAAAAAATAAACCCGCGACTTTAGTTTAAAAAGCTCCCAACGCTTCGCGAAGGTAACTGTGTCTCCCAACACCAAAGCAATTAGCGCTCCCATGACAAAAGCCAAAAAGAACGCTTCTGCGTTAGTGTCTATCATCGTACAAAAATACGACAAACCTTCATTAGAAGTCCGTATAGAACCCCTGCTGCTCCCAGAATAACTTCTGTTTGTTTGATGACTTCAAAGAAGATTTCGTTTAGCGTGGACGCTTCTACTGAAATTCCAACCGAAGCAGAAATAAGAGCTACGACAGTAAATACTGACATGACATGAGTTTTTGACCCCTCTGCGAAGTCTAGAAATGATAAGATTGATTTAATCATGGTTTTATAAAAATTAGAAATTATCGGATTATGTAAGCAGCGCCAATTACGCTGAGGTCTGTTAACAAGAACATAGCAACGTCAGAATGAGAGTTTCGACACCATAGCCCCTTCGTATTGTGATCGTATGAATCGTAAACATAAGCGTGCCCCTCTATTCCCTTTCCTTCTTGTATATTTTCAAGCCGAGACTTGGAAGTCGCACGCTGTCTCTGAAAGATGACAACACCCTTTCGGGCATTCTTTTTCCAAAAACTATGATCTTTCCGATCTTCGATTGAAACGCGCTCAAAGCCTGTAATTATTCCTTTCTCGACCGCTAAAGGAAACACATCTCGCGGATGTGATCCGCCAATTGCTTTGTGGTCTAAGTATAACTTATTCGCCACCTTCCAGCATTCGTCTTTCTTTTTTACTCGCCAAGACTTTTCAATCTTCTGCTTTGCGTTAATTAACGAAAAGGCGAAGCAACTTCCCACATCTTCAGGTTGCATAACGATTGGTAATTCGAAGTGAAACGAGTCAGCTTGATAGCTTGACTCAAAACTTCTAAATCCCACATCGGTTGCAATCGCACCAACGCGAGCATAAAGATTTTCGCCCTGATAAAATCGAGACCAAATCAAGTCAGTAAACTTCCGCCCTAGCTTTTTAGCTAGCACAAGGTCAAATGCTACCCGCTGGTAGTGCATAGTGTACTGCGGCTTTGTAAGCCAACTGACCTTTGCAACACTTGGGTTCGCATATTTTGCCCGCGAGCTAAGACCGATTTTTGAAAAATCAGTAGCCGTTCGACCTTTTCCCCACAAAAAAGCCGCCCTTTCGAGAGAGCGGAAAGTTTCTATTGTGTATCCTACACGTCCAAACTTTTTGAAGTAAGGACTATTCCAGACAGTCTGCTCTACAGAGTCCAGCATCCGTCTTACTGGCGGGTGAAGTAATGATCTGTCGCTTTGCCGTTTTGGTTCTGCTACCATTATTCATTCATTTTTAAGTAAGCCTCGTCAATCGCCTTCTGTAGCTTCTCACGGTTGTTGAAAATGTATTCATCAGTTCCAAACTTAGTCCGTCGTCGCCATCGCACTAGGTATGATCTAGGGACGATTCTAGCGCCTAAACGCTTCCAAATAGCCCGTTTAGCATCTCGCTCTTCAACGGCTATAATCAGCGTCAGTAGGAATGAAGTTGTGATCTTTCGATCATAAGCCGTTTGCGGTTCAGTTCTTTTTCCCATAGCAAAAATATAACTCAAGCTGTAATTTTTTTCAAACCTTTGTACAATAATTTTATGAAAAGGTCTGGACAAAATCTGAAAAAATACAAAAAAGTCTGCAAAGAAATTTGGGGCGAGCGACCGCATAAGTGCGAGCATTGCGGCTGCGGGATTGGTTCTTGGGATATGGATTTGGGCGAGAACGTGCCAAAGTATCACAACTTTCAACACACAAAGGGAAGGCAAACAGAAGCCCAATGCCTCAAGAAAGAAGACATCGAGCTTATTTGTTTTGCTTGCCACTCAAAAGCGGATCATGGTCGCAATGAGAAAGGCGGAGCTTGGCTAAAGTAATCCTAAGAAGTCACACGCTCTCCGCATATCGTCATAGTGTAAGACTTGCTATATTCCACGCTTACGTCGAAGCTCCCTTCACAAACACAACAATCAATATTTGTACTTTCGTGAATATCGTCGTCCGAGACCTCACTTCCGCAGTGAGGACACTTTATTTCGTCGCACCACATGAAATCAACTTCGCTATGACACTCCCTATTAAACTTTTCAAAAGCCAATCTTCGCTCTTCGGATTTTTCCTCGTCATAACAAGGCTTGCAAATCCAGCCATCTGTCCCTCCCCACGGAATATCTTTGAGATCCTTTCTTTTAATCGAACATTTTCGACAAACATTGTGTTCGTCACACTCTAAGTAGCAATATTCAGAGCGATGCTTTCCATTGCACTGAGAGCAACCATTTTTCCAGTACCACTTTCCATCTTCTTCCAGAAAGGCATAGACAGCAGGGTTTTCATGTTTGAGTATTACTTCTGCATTGTCTTCATTTAAAAAACTCCGCTCGTTTGGGTCTTTTTCTCGGAAAAGCTGAGTCCTTCCACTTCTGACTCTTTCCATTGTAGATGTAAGCCTTTTGTCGTTTATTAGTTGTTTCATTTTAAATTAATAACATAAAGAATTTTACAAAGTCGAAGTCCGCCACTTCGCTTTTCTTGTGAGGGTGTGACATAAATTTCACATGACCACACCTTTTCCGGTACAAGAACCCGTTACATGTGCATGAGTGAGCAGTCGCGGTATACTGCTTCGATCCATCAGAGCTGAGGAATTTCCTAGTCTTCATCTGTCCAAACTACGCGAATATTTATCGGCTCAAGCATTTTTTCTATATCCATTTTGTCAGCACAATTTAAGAAATACTTCTCTTTCCCCATTGGCGCAGAAGCCATTTTTGATATGTAAATTTCAACTCTTCTCATTCTTGGATAATTAAATAAATATTTTTAATCTTTGGAACATCTATAATCCTGTCGCGCAAGTCTATAGCGTCTACTCCTTCTTCGTCGAAAAACATTTGTCCTTGCTTCATCATGGCTTCAGAATAAGCAGAAGCATTAAGTTTGAACTTAAATTTTTCTGGAAGAACTCTTGCGAGATCTATCATTTCTTCGATTGAGTTGATAACGATTTTACCTTTTCTTTCTAACATTTTTAGTGGGTTTAAATTTTAAATTATTAATAGCATTTTCTTTTGCTTCATCCTCTGAGTCACCGAATCCCGTTCGGCTCTTCCCGTCGGCTTGAGCGAGCGCGGTAAAGCGTTTTTTACCTTCGCTGTTTATAAAGTTTCCAGTTATTTTAGCTTCCATTTTTTCTTCTATTCATTGATTGATTGTCTTGATTTGCTTTTTCCAAGTCTACACCGTTTCCCAGTGCCGCCTTGTAAAATTTACCAATTCTAAGCTTTCTTTCTTCACGCTCTTTCTCCGAGACTTCAAGCGGCATATACTCGACATAATCTTTCAACTCCTTCATGCCTTTGTACTGATATTTAGTGAACTCATGAACCCTACCTTGTATCTTCACGACAGTAGATCCTTGATTCATTATCTCGTTGCGAACCTTGTCATAGATTGAAGCGGTGGCATAATATTTTTTTATCCTACCTTCTTCATCCTTGAAAGTCATTGCGAATCTTCGAGCCTTTTTAATACTGAATCTTATTGATTCATAAGGTCTTTCCAGTGCGCCATCATCGTAAGCAATTACTATTTCGGGCTGTTCATCAGGCGGAAATCCGTCGCATATTCCTTGGCAGAATGAGTTGATAGAGTCTTGAGTTGTTTGAATGTATTCTGGCAGAGAATAGTTTTTTTCTGCCGTTACATTCGCGTTTCCGGTTACAATTAATTTCATGTGTTTACGTTTTCTAGTGGGTTATTGTTTGGTTTGTTTCCCTTTTTCTCGACCTCTAATTTGATTTGAAGAATCAATACTCGCATGTACTGAGTGCCTTGCTTGTCTTTCTTCCGAAACTTCGACGGTGTTAGTATTTGATTTCTCCAAAAGATCGCACCCTCAGTTTTTCCGCCGAGCCAATTAATCACAAATCTCGATTGATCTGGATTAATACCGTCGATGGTTCGGATCTTTCTAAATTCATTCGCCCAAGCCTCAATCAATTGATCATTTTCTCGTTGTTTTGGTTGAGCAGCAAAAAATAAATTACCTTGAATTTTTTTAAAGAGACTGGCGACTTCCAAGTCGCTAGAATTATATTTATAATCTTTTTTATTTATTTCAGTAACAGTATCAGTAACAGTATCAGTAACAGTATCAGTAACAGTAT